CCTCAGCCAAAGTGAGTGCTTTACGAAGTGTCTCGATGCGGTCCATGTCGAAGTTCCTTTCCATTCTTTATATTATTAATATAAGCTTTTTTGATAAAAAAGTACACAGTTTTTTTCAAAAAATAAGAACTTTTTTTATGTAATAGAATCAATGGCTTGCACGGGGGTACTTAAGCCATTGAAAAGATTACATATTTTTTTGATCTTTTTTTGAAAAAAACTGTGTACTTTTATTTGGATTTGTCGTATACTATAAATATAAGGAATGGAAAGGAAGTTCGACATGAAAAAGATCGCTTTAGCCCTAGCCGCCACGGTCGCCCTAAGCTCAGCCGCGCAGGCCGGAGAGTGGGAATATCGCCGCTATCACGAGCACAACCACTACTACAACCGCGGTGGAAATGGTGACGCTGGAGTGGCCCTGTTCGGCGGGCTCGTCGGCGGTATGATCCTCGGCGGTATGATGGCCAACCAGCAGCCGCAGTACTACGTAGAGCAGCCGATGTACCAGCGCTACTGCCACACGGTATTCGAGGGCCGCATCTGGAACGGCTACACTTGGGTTGACCAGTACTCACGGATCTGCAATTGATACCATACAGGAAGTTCCTAGAAGAGAGCTCCCCCTCTACCCTGCACGTGTTCGACGTGGATGATACTCTCGTCCACTCGAACGCGAAAGTGCACGTGAAAGACCAGCACGGGAACACGGTACAGAAGCTAACGACATCGCAGTACAACTCACATAAGCTGCCAGCTGGACACCACTACGACTACCACGAGTTCAAGAGCTCACACGTGTTCAGCAAGTCTCGTCCCATCAGGAAGATGATACGGACCATCAACGCGACTTCTAGTACTAAGAGAAAGAACCCGAAGAACCGAGTCATCATCAACACCGCGAGAGCGGACTTTGATGATAAGAATAAGTTCTTGGGAACTCTAAAAGCGCACGGCATCCACGACATGGACAACATACACGTCCACCGCGCCGGTAACATCCCCGGAAGCGAGAAGCCGGCGCACAAGAAGCTGACATTCATACGACAGCACTTGAACAATCACCCGTACTCCCATGTGAGGATGTACGATGATAGCCACGAGAACTTACACGCTTTCTTGGGGCTAAAGAGTGAGTACCCGAACACGAGATTCCACGCGTATCACGTGAAGCCCGATGGGTCGATGTCAAGGTATACGGGCTAAGTTCTTAAAGAACGTCTCGGTGCACGACTTCCAGTCCCACTTGACTGATGAGAGCTGGACTTCCTCCCTGCTGCACTTGAGAGCTGACTCGATAGCGACTTTCAGATCATCGCTCATCGACCCATTTACTCCCTCATCGATTATGTCCACTGGACCTAGAACTGGATACGCTGCTATCGGTGTGCCGCAGGCTATTGACTCGAGCATCACGACGCCGAACGTGTCAGTCTTGCTTGGGAACACAAATACGTCCGCGTTCGCGTAGTACTCTGCTAGCTCCTTGCCTTTCTTGTATCCGGCGAACTCAACTCTATCCCAGTACTTCTTCTTGAGCTCTTGTAAGTAGGGACCGTCGCCAACGAGTATCTTGGTGCCCTCGACGTCCAGCTGGCAGAAGTCATCGAGCCCCTTCTCCTTGCTTGCCCTGCTAACGCACAGGATCACTGGCTTCTTTACTTCGAGCTCTTCCCTGTAGCTGGGATTGAACACGCTCCGGTCCACGCCTCGGTTCCACACCTCAAGCCTCTCGAAGTCCCTGCTCACTAGCTCTCGTCTCATTGACTCGCTGGTGACTAAGACCTTGGTGCTGAACTTGTGGAACCACCGAATGAACCAGTACCCCCAGTTCACAGGTATTCCGTAGTACAACTCGAAGTACTCAGGAAAGCGAGTGTGATAGCTCGTGTTGTGAGGGATGCTTCTCTTCTCGACTTTGCAGTACCACCTAGCAGCGAAGCCCAGCGGTCCCTCGGTCGCTATGTGTATTGCGTCGGGCTTGAAGCTTTCTATCATCGGGCCAACTCTCCAGATGTTCCATGATAGTCGTACCTCTGGATATCCCGGAGCCGGAAAGCTCTTGAACTGGCTCGGCTCAATGACCTGCACTTCGTGGCCCATCATCTCGAGTTCTCTTACGGTGTTCTTGAGAGTTGTGACAACACCGTTGGTGTTGTCCCACGTGTCAGTTACCAGCGTTATCCGCATAGCTAATTATCTCCCACGTTCCATCGTAGTGCTCGACTAGGGCAGTGCAGCTCTCTACCCAGTCACCGCAGTTCATGTACTCTATTCCACTGAAGTTAGCTATGTTAGCGTGATGTATGTGACCGCATATGATACCGTCGACGCGCGACTTCCTAGCGTAGTCGGCCAGAGTCTCCTCGTAGGAACCTATGAAGTTCACTGCGGACTTTACCTTGTACTTCAGCCAAGCGCTAACTGACCACCTCGGCATGTCGAGTATGTCCATGAGCTTGTTGAACACGACGTTCAGCACCATGGAGAAGTCATAAGCCCAAGAGCCCAAGTGCGATAGCCACTTAGCGTGATTGATGACGACGTCGAACTGGTCACCGTGTATGACCGAGTAGGTCTTGCCGTTAGCTCCGATGTGAGTATCAGAGGCCTTGAGCTTTATGTTACCGAAGTCGCTGTCGCAGAAAGATCGCAGGAACTCATCGTGATTTCCAGGAGTATAAACGACATTAGCTCCTTTTCGCGCTTTGCGAAGGAGCTTCTGCAGCACGTCGTTGTGCTCTTGTGGCCAGTATATGCTGGCGTTCATCGCCCAGCCGTCGACTATGTCTCCGACTAAGTAGAGATTATCGGACTCAAATGTCTTAAGAAAGTCTAGAAATTTATCAGCTTGGGACATCTTTGTCCCAAGGTGTATGTCGGATACGAATACGGAGCGGTATCTCAGTACCTGCTTCCGATCGTGTACTTCGTTACTAGGTTCCAATGAGACTTCTCTTTATATGGGATGATCTTTATCTGGTTGATCGGAGCTACTGGATCCTCGACTTGTCTCTTATCTACGATCTCGATTAAGCTCCACTCATCGAGTAAGAGAGCGATCTTGTTTCTCCTAGCTAGATCTCCATCTGAGAAGTCTGCTTGCTTTCCGTCCAGCAAGAACAGCTCTTTGAAGTGCACGATGTAGTACTTACCCTGCTTATGCAGGATATGACATGACTGGTAGAGTGTATTATCTTTCTTAGAGGCAAGACCGATTCTTGATAAGGTCTCTTTAACTTTTAAGAAATCCTCAGAGCTTCTAAGTCGAACTTCTATCAGTTGGCTTAGGTTGAACATCATTAATACCTTTTGTTATTTTTATTCTTATAAGGTTAACTTGCTCAGCCGTCAATATCTTGGATATCTCTGTAGCCCTAGCGTAATTTACCCTGTAGTATTCTCTAATAGCTTCCACGTTAGGGTCCTCAACGGGCTTAGCCCACTTAGAGAACCTGTTTCCTTTTCTAATGCTATTTATTAGATAGTCGTTTTGAAGCGCATTATCGAGATTGTGGTTGAGATTCATCTCATTAGAGTACAGGATGGTGTCCACGAAGTACGATAGGGACTTATTAGTTAAGAAGGGATTGTAGGACTTCTCCGCGAGAGCTGGATTTTCAGACTCGCGGATCAGGTCTACCTTGGTGCTGTTGATAGCTTTTACGAAATCAAATGGGTTCATTACGAGAACTCTATGTTTGCCATGACCTCAGTGAGGAAAGCGACCATGTTGATCTCATGGTCAGCGACGAACGCCGCTTGGTACTGGTACTTAGCTATCAGCAGCACCAGCTCCGGGATCGACTTTGGTTCTACGATATCGTAAGCTGCATCGTAGAACTTGCGGAAGATCGCAGTTGAGTCCGAGTCGGTGTTCTCACCGACCCAGTTTCGCATATCCTTGAAGTTCCTAGCTTTTACCAAGCTGACCAGCAACTTGAAGTTATCCTCAGCGAGGTTGATGAAGATGCCCGTGTCAATTGTACCGTTTACTGAGTATCTCTGTAGTTCATTAAGGACACGACGCCAATCAGGCAGGTGACGCTGAATAAGCTCAGCAATAACAGCTTTATCATACTTTACGCCATTTCCATCGAGAATTCCAAGGACGCGTTTAAAGAATTGGGCTGCGAGTCTAGGAAGATCCGCTTTGGAAATTTTGAACTCGATAACGGAACAACGAGAGTGAAGGGGCTCAATGATCCTGTTTCTGAAGTTACAGGTGAGTATGAACCCACAGTTCCGCGAAAATTCTTCCATGAAATTTCGTAGAGCTGGCTGAGTTGAGTTTGCGTTGAGGTAGTCTGCTTCGTCAAGGATGACGTACTTTCTGCCACCAGTAAAAGATACTGAGGAAGCAAACTGTAAGATTTCATTTCGTAGTGTGTCGATGTTTCCATTCATACTCCCGTTGATCACTATGTAGTCAGCGCCGATCTGCTCGAGCATAGCCCGAGCGACCGTGGTCTTACCGACGCCTGCACTACCTGTTAAAAGTAGGTTGGGAATCTCTCCGTTGTCTACGAACTTCTGGAAAGTAGCCCTGAGCTCTTCCGGAAGCACGCAGTCATTGATAGTCTTTGGGCGGTACTTCTCGACCCAGAGGAACTCATCACGAACCATTATTTTACCTTACTTGCTAAATGAGCTGTTGGACTCAGTTGGGATGTAGTAGCTGATGGTGTCTGACGTAAAGAGCGCGATGCCCTTAGATGAGATCTTAACGCTGTAGTTCGTTGACATGAGCTTGATGATGTTCTCGGTCTTGAAGATCATCTTGAAGGTCTTGTCAGTTGCGCCGAGATCGACGTTGAACGTATCAGCAGTAGGGCTCTTTGAGTTGATAGCTGAGAAGCTAACTGAGCTGCCATTACCGATAACCGCGATCTCAGGGAGCTGTAGGACGCCAGCAGCGCGCACCAGCTTCTGCAGCTCTTCTTGCGATACGCTGAACTCAACGTCCGGGTCTGGCATCGTGATCTCCTTCTCAGGAGGAGAGACGATCATCGATGGGTCAGCGTAGGTGTAGTTGAGTGACTGCTTTCCAGACTTGATCGTCATCTGGTTATCTCCCAACTCGATCTCGGGGTCCTTGAAGAGCGATAGGACGCCGAGGAACTTCGACAGCTCATAGATAGCGAACTGGCGAGGGAACGACTCCTCAACGTTCACCTTGGCGAAGATCGACTTCTGCTGAGAGATAGTCGAGAGGACGTTCCCCTCCTTCACTAGGATGGAGGGGTTGATCGCCGAGAAGTTCTTCAGGATGTTTAGGGTGTTCTCACTTAATTTCATAATGTACTTTCCTTATCACTTGGTCTTGCGAAGTTGAGATGGGTCAGCTGTGGCGGATGCGCCGATCGATGCGAGTGCAGCGAGCTTTCCACCGAATGTGTAGAAGCCAGCGTGCTGTAGGTGCATCCATGGGCAGATCCAAACTTTAAGTCCGGACCTGCGAACTAGCTGACAGAACCAGTAGTCCTCAGAGAGGTAGCGCTCAGAGGAAGCGTCCTGCTTCTTCTTAGCTTCGTCCATGACTCGCTTCACCTCGGCTGGGTCAACGGACTCTCCAGCAGCGATCTTAGCTAGGAGCGCCTCGAACTCCTTGACTGGATTGTAGCGATCAACTTCAGCTTGGAAGTACTGACCGATCTTGCGCGATCCGTCGAACGCCTCAGTGCGAACGTGATCTGGGCGGTACATGATCTCTGGGTACGCCTTGACGAACTCCTCGAACGTGTTGCGGCGGACCATCATGAAGCCGGTACCGATCTCTAGAACTTCAGCTGGCTCATCTAGTCGGATCTGCTTCGAAGTAGCGCCGTCCTCGATAACTGGGTTGAACACGAAGTCGCCGACGAAGTCCTCGAGCAAGTTTGGATTCTCATCAGCCATGCCCTTATCGACTGCTGACTTGATCTTCTCCCAAGTGATGCACTTCTTTGGATAAGCGCCGCCGATGATGTCGTATGGAGACTCATCTGACTGTAGGGCTAGGAGAGCTAGAACGTCCTGAGGGTTGAAGCCGATGTCGGAGTCAACGAACAGGAGATGAGTGAACCCAGAGCGCAGGAACTCGTCAACGCAGTAGTTACGAGCGCGTGTGATTAGCGACTCGTTGAACAGGAAGTACGAGCGCATCTCAATGCCGTACTTCAAGCACATGGCAGTTAGGTCGCACATTGAGCGAGCGTACATGCCATTACAAGCTCCACCGTACATAGGCGTAGCCACAAAGAGCTTCTTCTTCTGGAGCTCCTCAGTTTTAATTTGAATTTCCATTTTTACCAACTCCCGTCATCAATGAATACTATAATCTTTATTGGGCCAATTGTCAACACAATATCTAGTAGTAGCCCCGGATCCATGTCACTCTCGGTCTCTACGTGATAGTAGAGCCGCCACTTGAGTGGATTGAGCGATAGGGTAACTAGGACGTTGCTATTTTTTATATATGAAAAGAATCTCTTCACTTGTCATCCTCGTATTGCTGGTCATGAACGTAGAGCTGCATGATAGCATAATGAATGACCTTCATCATGTCCTTCCTCCAGTCCTCTGGAGATCCCTTGCGGCCGTACCTCTGGGCGTACTTTAGAACATTACCAACGCAGAAGCCAGTTCCATGACCAGAGTCCATGATGAACTCAGTGGCCTGAAACTTGTTCTTTGAGTAGTGCTCACCGTACGTATTGTTAATATAATCTAAGATCTGATTAATGTACACATCTTCTTTGTACTTATACTTTGGCGCGTTCTGCTGGTCAACACCG